ATGATCGGCTTCGGAGCAGCACCAACAAAAGCTGAAGGGGCTATGATCAATTATGATTCTGGCAGAGAAGGCTTTGTTTCTAGGTATGTGCATGAAACTGTCGCTTTAGCATTCGCAATAACTGAGGAAGCTGAAGAAGATGGCTTGTACGGTTCTCTAGGCGCTAAATACGCAAGAGCACTAGCAAGATCAATGCAACAAACTAAAGAAGTAAAAGGCGCAAATGTTTTCAATAACGCAACTGCCACATCAGATGGTGGAGATGGAGTATCATTATTAAATGGCTCTCACCCACTAGGTGGTGGCGGTACTGCTTCTAATAAATTAGCTACTGCTGCAGATTTATCTGAAACGTCTTTAGAGACACTTTTAGTTCAAATCTCAACAGCTGTTGATGACAGAAGTATTCCTGTTGCTTTATCTGGAAGAAAACTTGCGGTTCCACCTCAATTGGTGTTTATTGCAGAAAGAATCCTTAAGTCTAATTTAAGACCAGGAACTGCTGACAATGACATCAACGCACTTAGAAATATGGGTATGATCCCTGAAGGTGTTGTAGTAAATCAAAGATTTACTGACCCTGATCAATACTTCATATTAACTGATTGTCCAGATGGAATGAAACACTTTGTTAGAGCACCAATCAAAAAAGCTGTAGAAGGCGATTTTGAAACTGGTAACTTGAGATACAAAGTTAGAGAAAGATATTCTTTCGGTTTCACTGACTGGAGAGGTGTATACGGTTCCGAAGGAGCTGCGTAATCACTAATCACTACTAGGCGCTTCGGCGCCTAGTAACCCAAAAGACTGCGAAAGCAGACTATTTTTAAAAGGAGGATAGACTTATGGGAAAAACAACATTTTCGGGTCCGGTACTTGCTGGTGGTATTAATGAAACTACTGGTAGCACTTTAGGAGCGAATGTAAAAAATACTGGCCATGTAACAATGGTACAGGGTAAAGATGTGGCTGTTACAGGAGCTACAGCTAATACAAATATAGCTGTTATTCCTGCTAATTCACAAATATTGTTTGTACATGTAGACGTTACAGAAGTATCTAATGATACTAATGCTGCAACTTTTTCTGTTGGTACAACTTCGAATGCTACAGCATTTACTGCTGCAGCAAATCTTAAAGCTTTAGGTAGAACTTCACAATCTGCTGCTGCTTTAGGTTTAATGTCGAATGTTGGTGCTTCAGATATTAAAGTTGTAGGTGTATTTACTGGTACTGATGGCGATGGTAATACAGGAGCTGTTACAACTTCTGTTACTTATGCACAAGATAACAGTTTACAAAGAACATTTACAATAGCATAATAATTTAAGGGGGCCTTCGGGCCTCCTTTTATTGGAGGACTATGGAATTAAATTTAGATTTTTTATTTAAACAAGGAAAAGCACTTAAAGATTATACAAATACTGAAGCTGAAGAAGATCAATCTACATCAGAATCAGTATTAGAAGCAAGTAAAATTTTAAAAACAGATACTAAAACTGAGGATGAAAAAACAGTAGATGAATCTACTGCAGAACCTATAAAAACAAAAAAAGAAGATACCGAAAAAGATGAAGAACAATCATTAGAAGAAAAATTACAAAATATAGAAAAAGTAATAGAAACATTTAGTGGTAAATCAACTGTTATAGATAGTGGGCAAAGAGTAGGAAAAGCTCCAAGTATTAATTTAAATCAACAACCATTAGATATGGGTACTGCTCAAGCTAAAGCTTATCAAGCAGAATACTTAAAACCAAGCTCTTTACCTGATGACAGAATTGCTTTACTATATGACAACTTAAAAAAATATAATTTAATATAGGAGAAAAAATGGCAGGATCAGATATATTTGCAAATAGTGTTAATAAAGCAGGATTATCTAATACAGCTTCAAATGTTGCCACTACTGTTACTTTATTTGGAGGACCAATGAGATTAAAAGGTTTTATAATTGAACCTACTGATGTAGCTGGTACTTTAACTTGGAAAGATGGTGGAACAGATGTATTTGAAATTGAAACAGGTAATGCAGCACAAGGAGCTTCAACAATTACAATGAATTTACCAGCAGAAGGTATTAGATTTGGTACAAGTATACAAGTTTCAGCTTCAATTGCAGGAGCTAATGTGTCAACTATAAATGGCGTTACAGCATTTTATGCTTAATGGAGGACTATGGCATTATCAGGAACTTCAACTTTTACTTTAACAGTAAATGATGTAATACAAGAAGCCTACGATAGAGTAGGAGGTGATCCTATTTTAGGTTATGATGTTCGGTCAGCTAGACGTAGTTTAAATATTATGTTTAGTGATTGGGCTAATAGAGGTTACAATCAATGGACTGTAGAATATAAAACTCAAGCTGTAACTCAAGGTACTACTGATTACACTTTAGATAGTGATACTGTCGATATTATAAATGCTAATATTAAAATAGCAGATGGATCTGAATATGCAATGACACGTTTAGGTCTTAATGATTATGCTGTTATTTCAAATAAAACAACACAGTCTAGACCAACACAATATTATTTACAAAGATTAATTTCTCCTATTTTAAAAATTTATCCTGCACCAGATCAATCTTACACTATTACTTATTACAGAATGAGAAGAATAGAAGATATTACTGCTTCAACTGTAAGTGGAGTAGAACAAAATATAGATGTACCTTTTAGAGCTTTCGAGTGCATGTGCGCAGGACTTGCTTATTATCTTTCTAAAAAAAGACCAGGTATAGATATAACAAAACAAGAAGTTTTAAGAGTAGATTATGAACAAGCTTTTGAAAGATTAATAGCAGGTGATGATACTCCTTCAACAAGAATTTTACCAGCAACTGCAAATAGGTTTTATAATTAATGGCAAAGATACCAGCTTCTTCTAGACCACATAGAGCACCTTCTAATAAATTTGCAGCAGGTAAATATGCTTATGCAATTTCTGATAGATCGGGATTAAGATTTCCATATCAAGAAATGAGATATGAATGGACAGGTATGTTAGTTCATACTTCAGAGTGGGAACCTAAACAACCTCAATTAGATTTAACTTATTTTACTGATGCTCAAAGTTTAGAAAATGCAAGACTTCAAGCAAATATATCTGCTACTCAAGCAGCAAGAACAGGAGGTGGTATAGCAGGTTCATCTACTGGTGGTGTTCCTAATCAAGTAACAGCTTTACCTGGTTTTGAAAATACATCTGGTCCACCTTTATATGTAGGAGTAGCAACAATACCTACTGGTTGGTATACAGCTAACACAAATTTGTTACAAACTGCATTAGGAAGTGTTACAGTTGTAATATTATGAGTGAAAAAAAAATTGGTGTCATGGTCGCAACACCTTGTTATGGCGGTCTTTTATCAGAAGGATATCTACACGGTATATTAAGTTTAACTCAATTTGCAGCTAAAAATAAATTTAAAGTTCATTTAAATACAATGGGAAATGAAAGTTTAGTTACAAGAGCTAGAAATACATTAGTAAGTCAATTTTTAGATTATTGTGAAAAAGACGATAAAAGTTTTACTCATTTAATGTTTATCGATGCAGATATAGGATTTAATGGAGAAGCTGTAACTAGATTATTACAATCTGATTATGATATAGCTTGTGGAATATATCCTAGAAAATCAATTGATTGGAAAGGAATTCCTGGTTTTGTAAAAGAGGACCCTACTAATTTAGAACAAAAAGCTTATGGTTATAATTTAAATTTTGCTAATCCTAAAAATATAAAAGTAGAAAGAGGATTTACTGAAGTTCTAGATGCTGCAACTGGATTTATGTGCATAAAAAAAGAAGTATTTGATAAAATGAAAGAAGCTTATCCTAATCTTCAATATACAAGTGATCAAATCATAAATAATGATAGATATTCAAGTAAAAATTGTTATGCATTTTTTGACTGTATTATTGATGAAAAAAGTAATAGATATTTAAGTGAAGATTATGCTTTTTGTAGATTATGGCAAAAAATAGGCGGTAAGATATATGCTGATCTTCAAAGTCCTTTAACGCATTATGGAACGTATCCATTTGCAGGACATGTATGGACTAAATTTAAAGTTGATGAGGTAATTAAAAATG